AGAACACCATTAGTTTGTAGGCATATACTTATATCAGGGTTCTTTTTAAGATCTATTTTTCTCATTAACTCAAAAAACGACGGCGAACCAAATGGATCTCCAGACCCTGTAATATTAAGGTGTACTTTATGAGGTTTACTGTGAATCATTCTCAGCAACCTTTTATTAATCATTAAAGTTTGCTTGTATTTGTCTGGCTCGTTTTTCTCTCCGTACTGTATTAAGTTTTTTCGACAACTAGGACATCTTAAGTTGCAAGATTTGTCGTAACATAGATTAATTGTGTTAGGGGGTTGCGCGACATCCATTTCAAACTCCAAAATAAATTTCATTTGATCTCCATATTTACCTTCTAGTACTTCTTGCCTAGTAGGTAGGGTACCATTTTGTATTTTAGGACATTCCTCTGCATTACACATACTAAAAGAACCATCTAGTATAGAGCGTCGGAATGCTTTACTTCTTTTACTATTCCATTCTTCGTAAAAATCTAAATCTGGAGTTAAATCTCCTATACGGTTATGATTTACCCATCGTGGACAACAGTTATATAACCCCTTTTCTTGTATTTCTAGAAAGGTCCAAGGATGCTCACAAAACTTAGTTGATAGTTCTTTATCCATGTATAATTAATTATAGAGTTATGCCAAGTATACAAGCCGCTAAACCTGAGATCAAAGAGATCTTTTTCAATGGTGTACAATATAAGCCTAATCAGAAGGATGTTGAGGAGATTACTTTTTTAGGTACTAAGACTATCCAAGCAAAGGTTAAAGAGAACTTAACTATATTCTGGAACCCTCTTACATGGGACTGGACTAAAGCAGCAGATAAGAGCGCATACGAAACCAAATACAAAAGAAAGACTAGACCAGTGTACTTCAAAGAAAAGGTCTTTCTTGTTGAGACTTCTAAAATGAAAAAGGGTATTGTTGACGATGAGTTCGTTGATACCGCTGAATTACCAATCGGTATTGTTGTGTATTGGGAAGCTGATACTGAACAATGGCAGATGCTTGGCTATAAAGAAAACTTACTTCGATAGATGAGTGAAAAAAACAGCTTGTATCTATACTTCTAACACTGGTGTAGGTTTAGTAGCAGATGTAGATCTACTTCAAGATTTATTATTTGATTACTACGATATTGATGTTGTATATTTTGAGCATAATATTAATTCCACATCTTCTAAAAATTATATCCCTAAAGAGTATGATGTAGGTATATACATACAAGAATTTTGGCCAGATAGCTTGCAATGTAATAAGAAAAATATTTTTTTTGTAAATGAAGAGTGGCTTAATTCGACAAATGTTAAACATATTCGAGAGTTCGACAAAGTAATATGTAAATCTACATTTAGTCAGCAATTATTATCCCCATACAATAACAACGTAGTTAATAGTGGTTTTATTTCTAGAGATAAATTTGATCCTAATATTCAACGTAAGGATACATTTTTGCATTTAGGTGGTAAGAGCTGGCAAAAAGGTACTGAAGCTGTTCTCAATATTTTTAATAAAAACGAACTACCGCTAACATTTGTACAGAGTAATAAGAATTATGATAACTCTGATAAAGATAAAAATATTAATTATATAAATACCTTTTTAGACGTAAGCGAATTAAACAAACTTTTTAACACATCCTCTATTCATTTGTGCCCTAGTATATATGAAGGCTGGGGACATTACTTATATGAAGCTCTCTCAGTGGGTGCCTTAGTTTACGTAACAAGGCTACCTATGTTCCTTGAATGGCTTGATCCAGAATTAGTAGTATTTAATGATTGTATTTATAGTGGTATGAATGATGATGTTTTATTTTTACGTAAAAGAAAAAATACTCTTCATCAGTTTGGTTGGTTAGTTGACGAAGAATGTTTGGAAGACAACGTTAATAACTACAAAAAGCATTTAGAAAAACACAACCCAACTAAAGTAAGAGATTATTTTCGTCACCTAAACGATAAAAACTCTGATACTCTCTTAAACCATTTGTTGGACTTGTAATTGGTATCTCCTCGATAAAGTCTTTTCTTTGATCAACCCACTTTATAAAATCTTGTGCATTGATTGTAATTAGCGCGCATTCACAATCATTAATACCCGCTGTGATATACAGCTCTTCATTTATAATTCGTACACACATAACAAACACACATTTATTTTTATTCTTTTTAAATTTATAAGGGTTTGTTTTTGTTGGTGGATAAAACAAAGGCTTTGGTACATAAAATTTTGGTCGTAAGTCTTCGAGCTCTATTACTCCTTGATAATATCCTCTTGTGTTTACTGTGAGACCTTTATAAGAATGAAAAATAATAAATTGTCTGTCATTAATTTCAAACATATTACTACTTAAATGAAAAACATCCCCATACTCCCAATCTATATTGTACTCAAACCGCTCTTTATAATTTGGTCCTTTAATTACTAATGGCTTAATTTTATAAAAATATTTTTCTTGATCTATAAACTGCCAGTTTTTCTCCCAAGCGTGACCGCTAGTGAGTGCTTTCTTATCTTTCATAAGAAAGCATTCTACTTTAGGCGCGTCATACTTTACATATGTAAAACTATTTTTTGATATTAGTCTAGGGTCTTCTAAACTAAAATAAGGGTCTTCTAATATTGTTTTTGGATTAGTAAGAGTTTTATTTTTGTAGTCAAATTTATATTCAACGATTTTACTTTTATACTCTTGAGTATGAGAATCTAAAAACAAAATATCATCCGAGTCTTTTACTCTCTCTTCTACTCGAACTAAAGCTCTATCCTCCCAAAACGACCAGTTGTAAGAGTTTGTATCCTGATCAGGACTGAGCAATGTATATACTTTTTTCTTCATCACTTTGGTAATCAGTAACCCATGTGTAGTTAGCGAATTTATGTCTTAATATGCCTCCAACATCTCCTGGAGTAATTACAACTTTGTATCTCGAATTAATGTCATTAATTGGATCAGTTATTTGTCGTGGGTTGTCAAAATTATGCTGAAGGACATCTTTACACAGTACAAGATCATATTGCCCTATATGCTCAAAATCATCCGCAGTTACATCCTTACATACAAAAGTGTAGTCAGGGTATTTTTTTGCATGAGATTCAATCAAGGCATTAGCGCAATCGATGCCAATATAATCTACGTTTGGAAACTTTCGCAGAAGCAATGGCATCCATTGAAAATCTCCACAACCAATATCTACGATACTACTTATAAAGTTTTTAGTTATAAACTTCTCAAACCATTCAATAAGAGTTTTATTATTCTCGACAAAACTACCTCGTCCGGAGCCCTCTCCCTTAAACCCTCCGTGTTTGTAGATGTTATTCCATTCCTCTGCGGTAATGTTACTTAAATCTGGTGCGTCCCAATAATTCATTTGATTTTTGCTCTAGCTATTTTATAATATTTACTATGATTTTGAGAGATATCGATATCTATGATGGTAATCTTATTCACGGACGGTTTGCTTATAAATATTTTCGCAAAAAAACTCTTCCAATTGGTAACATTGTCGCATTTCGCGCGCCGATGAAAGTTGAAACAGAAGGAATGATTGATAATGAAGACCTACTTAATAATGATTTTATATATTCAGATGACGCTGTTAATTTTTGCTGGGAGTTGCCTAATCTTGACCCTCTTGGTGCTGTATTCTTTCAGCGACTACTTAATACACAAATTGCAAACCTTTTATCTACAAAATATCTCAACGCGCCTATTGAAGTAGATGGTGATGACCTAATCGTACATAAAGAATTTGAGCAACATGGCATCATTCAGCCAAAAGGCAAGTGCAGTGTAAGTATTACCTACTCAAGGAACAATGTCGCGCTTGGTCACACAGCAATCAACGTTGTAGCAGGTCAAAAAGCCCCATCTTTTGCATTTTCCACGAATTTAACCGATAATCAGGTGGAAGAATTCATGAAAATCGTGGTAGATACCTACTATTCCATGGTGGATGACGCGTTTATCGCAACTACAAAACTGACCTTGTGAGGTCGAGTTCTTAGAGAAAAATTTTTTTGCAAAAATTTGATAAAATTACTATTAGGGTTTTAGACTGTCATGAATTTAGTAGAGAGAATACCAATTGGAAAGAAGTTTCCTGATACTATAAATTGTATTATTGAAATACCGAAAGGTACAAGCGCGAAGTATGAGTATAATGAAGAGTTAGACATATTTCAGCTTGCAAGGTGCTTGTATAGTTCGATGATATATACAGCGTCGTATGGGTTCATACCTCAAACGCACGCTCTTGATAATGACCCGCTAGATGTTATTGTATATAACAATATACCAATACAAACAGGTGCACTAGTTGAGGTTAGACCGATTGCGACATTAGATATGACTGATAATGGTTCGAAAGATTATAAAGTAGTTGGAGTACCTACTAGTCATGTCAGAGAGTATCGATCTTTAAAAGATCTTGAAGCTCATTGGGTAAGTACTACTCTTAATTTCTTTTCTCATTATAAAGATTTGGAAGACAAGATTGTAGAAATAGATGGATGGTTGTCAAAAGCTCAAACCAAAAAAATAATTACTGAAGCTCACAAAAGATATAATGCCAAAACCAATTAACAATGTTTTCGATCTTATTAATAACATTGCTTTTGATAGTAAGCCTGTTGATATTAATATTGCCGATAGCGGACTTTATTCTCCGTATATTACGAACAGGTATCTTACTCATATTAATCCTCAAATTACTCTTCTTGTTAACAACACCGTCAACAAATATGGTATTGCGTTTAGTTCCTTAGATCATTACAAGTTTATGTTTAACTTGATACCTAAAACAAAGCGCAAATTTATTCGGTATATAAAAAAGAAGAAAGCAGATAAAAAAGAGTGCAAATTGTTATCCAAACGGTATGAATTATCTGAAAGAGAAATAAATTTGTATTCAGAAACATTTGATGTAAATATTAAAAAGTATGAACAGTAAACAACAGCAAGCATACGACGCTCAGCTAGATAAAATGGATTTGACTGATAGTCAGCGTGAGGCGTTCGATCACTCTCCAAAACGTAGTTTGATCGATCTCGACACATATCAGCATACAGATAATTTTAGTCTACATGGCTATAGTTTGAGTAGAGTAATGGATGACATTGTTCTCGCACAATACGTTGATTTGTCTGATGACGGTACTACTATTGAGCGGAACGGAATTTACATCCCACTATCCCAAGTACAAAAAACCTGGCGACTTGCGAAAGTAATTCTTAGTGGACCGATGTGTAAGTTCTGCGAACCAGGTGATATTGTTTGTTTTCCGGATGATAAAGGGGTTAAAGTAGACAACATTAATGTTGCTGGCCATGATGAGCCGTTGCGTAATTGTTTATTCTTAAGTGAGACCAGATTCTTTGGTGTTTGTAGCGCACTAGATCAAAATGATAGTAGGGCTGAGTAACTTAAAAAGCATACTACTCGATAAAGTATGTGAAGTAAAGTTTGCTCGAAGAAATCCAAAACCCGGGCGACCTTCTACTAGGAGAATGTTGTGCACTAACAATGTCCAGCTTCTCAACTCAGTTGAAGGTCGTACTGTATTAAATTACAGACCACCACGTCAAGCTCCTAAATATAACCCCAATCAAGAAAACTTAATTATTACATGGGACATATTAATGCAAGGCTTTCGTACAATAAATTGCGATACAGTAGATCTTATATCTACTTTAGACGCAGATGAGACATTTTGGACGTACTTGTCTCAAAATATTGCGCCAATGTCTGCAGAAGAAAAAATGAACTTCATGAATGTATGACCCACGACTTAGTTGAAAAAACCTTAAAATCTTTATTACAAAGCGATGTAAAGATTGTTTCTAGAAAGCGAGTATTAGGTACTGGCACGATACTTTTGTATGAACTAAAAGACTTTAACATTAAGCTGCATTTTAGTAACGGTAAAAAGGTAGAAATTTTGTATCCGTTTGATATCGTAAAAAAGAAAAAGTTTGTATATTTTGACTATAGCTTGTCTCATATTCACCAAGATGATATTATACAAAAGGTACGAACTCAAAACATGGTTAAAAATCCTCGTAACAAATATTATGACTTGCTTCTCTCTATAGAACAGCTATAATATTAGTCATGGGATTAAAATATTTTCCTAAAGGTTTCAAGCCTTCTTCAACTCAGCAATATGCTATTCCTAATATTGTCGATGCATTTAAAGACAATAAGTTTGTAGTCATACAAGGCCCGACTGGCTGTGGGAAAAGCTTTATCGCTAAGACTATTGCTAATAGTCTTAATAAACCACCGGTACGCCTTACTAAACTAATTCATAATTATTCTGCTTTTGAAACTAGTTGGGAAAATAATCGTAGAGTGTATGAGTACGCAGATGATTTTAATGGTAGTAAAAGATACGGTACGTCTATTCTTACTACAACCAAAGCCTTACAAGATCAGTACATAAGAGATTTTGATGATGTTAAACCTCTTAAAGGTAAAGGTAGCTATATTTGTAATATAGATGACCGTAGTACAGCTGATGCTGCTCCGTGTGCTTTTAGCTCGAAACTGAAAAAGGAATGTTGGGATTGTAATCGGTGTGATTATTATGAATCTAGAAACAAATCGATTGCGGCTAAGATTAGTATTGAAAACTATTCGAGCTTTTTTCACAAACCAGATCATTTAAAAAACAGACAACTAATAGTATGTGA